CAGGAGAGCGCACCCCTGCTTGATAAAGCCAACCGCAGTTTGGGCTGCCATGAGGAGAGTGAATGGGTCCACATTAGAACGTCCTTGGTCCGGTAATCCAGCATACAGCGGAGTAGCGTTTGCCAGAAGTTACAGGTGTAACTTGATGGCGTAGGAAAGAAGGAAACGCGAGGATAGTGCCACGCTTCATATCTATAGGTACACCGTCAATAAATTGAAACTCCCCGCCTTCAAACTCTGATGGGTCAGAAAGTAACGCAACAACACTGACTTTACGAATCGTGGGTTTAGCCTCAAACGGCTCCCAATCTTCATGCCACCCGTAAAAACCATTTTTGTCATACGCGGCTAATTGAACTGGTTCTGGACGACCAAGCGTATAGTCCCAACCACTATTGTAGGTAGCGTATAGACCGTGGTTATACATAACACCCTCTATCCAATGATTAACTGGTGCCCAGCAGACATCGGAGTTTCTTAGGTTTTTATTAACGTCCCCGCTACCCTTGCCGACAGCCGCATCTTTTTCTTCTAATTCGGCTCTTTGTTTTAAAAGCAAGTCGCATAGCTCAGGGGAAAGCCCATTTTCCCAGCGCCAATAATTGGTTATAGTTTTGATTTGTTCGGCGTCGTTAACCATTAACTTTCTCCGGTTGTATTTTTTCAGACTCCCAGTCCTCTGCTGGAACTGCGGCACCAAACATCCATAGTACACGAGAAGTTTCGCCTTGTACTTCGGTGACGTAGTGTTCAAACTCTGACGCTAAGTAGCAGTGAAGTTCACCAACTTCTATATCAACCAACTGCCCACCAACGTAGAGTTCTGCGCCAGCATCTGCCGCACGAGTCATCACATTACAACGTAATGCGGAATGGCTATTTACTCCGGGGTCTTTATGTGGGTATACATCGCCGCCGCTAAAAGTGCAGCTAACAACTACGCCATCCCTGCCGTGGTCTTCAATTAAGGGGTATGCGCTAACGCCACAAAAAGAACGGATGCGGTCAGATACATCACGGACAACTTGCGGGTATTCAAATCGGTCAGCGTAAAGACGCGAAGTAAACCTTTTTCCATACCCACCACCCCCTCTAGAAATGCCAGTATCAAGCCATTTCTTTTCAACACCCTCATCTACCCAAGCATTGAGCACGGCACAGTCTTCTGGTGAGAGAAAGTTTTTATGGCGCTCAATACGCATTAGGGCCAAGTCCGAGTTAGAGGTTCATGCGGTGGAGTGATGCCGTCTGGAATAGCAGCGGGGTCAATAATGTCGCCACTACCGTCTTCATTACGTAGCGCATGAATGCAGTGTGCAATCGTGTCATCTTCCAACGCTGTCAATTCATGCACAACGTCGGCTTTAATGTAGATATGCGCGGGGGCGGTGAAATCGGTATCTTTATCTAGCGCAGTGACCCGCAATTTACCTTTGGTTAGGAGTGTTAGGTGGTCGTGGCAATGCGCGTGACCTTCTTCTTTATCGCCCGCTTTAGGAAACACCATTTGTTTTACAAATAGATTTTTTACGCACGAAATATAAAAGACTGGACCTGACATTTTTTATCCTATAAAAGTTGTTTGTGGGGCTGGTCGGGGTTGCGCTATCCACCGCATGGATTCTTCTGACCACTTATATTCTCTTCCGTCTGTTGGGTACGGGATTGGTGGCACCCAATCATATGTTTTTTCATCCCAAACAAAATAGTCTGATTCCTTGGGGTTAACAAAAGCACCATGATTACCAAATTCCGGATGGAAGACGCTGTTGATTGATGCGTACCTATATCTGAAATCCCAATTTATAGATGTCTGCGCCCACTTTGTTTCTTGCCCGTGAACTGAACGTAAAAATGCAATTCCAACTGGCTCACTTTCCGGAAAAGGAAGGTTTTGTACATCCTCATTGCTTACACAATGAACATTAAGAACTACATTGTTTTCATCTAGCTTTGCAAAGTACTCCATTTATACTTCCCCTTTAAACCGTAAACACACCGTCAGAAGTAAAGGTGTTGTAGTAATAGGTTCCATCATTTGTAACAGTACCTCCAGATTTTGCTCCAGCGCTCATGGGGTACTTGATAATGACAACTCCTGATGAACCCGGATACCCTTGTCCACCCCCACTACCATAACCCGGGCTGCTGCTGTAACCACTACCCGGACTACCATGACCGCCGGGGTCGCCATAACCACCACCACCAGCACCGCGAGTAGTTCCAGTTATTCCATCATTACGACCCGCTCCGCCCGGCCCTCCCGAAGTAGGACCTGCATTTGAGCCACTGCCTCCTGCGCCACCACCGCCACCCGCACCCGCACCTGATTTGCCATTGTTCTGGCTAGTGCCGCCGGGGTTACCTTGTCCGGGTATGCCAGAACCAATTTGACCTGTGCGAAGACTTTGTGATGGGGCGCCACCACCAGACCCGCCACTTCCAGCACCGGCATTATTGTTGGAACCACCACTACCGCCACCACTAACAGATGTTCCATTGAACGATGAACCCGGTGCCGTTTGATTTGTACCGTTCGGATAAGTACCAGAACCTGCCGCCCCCACCGTTACTGGATAAGACCCTGAAGGTAATGTTTGCCCTGTAACAGTCAACATACCACCACCACCGCCACCGCCCGGGCTTCGGTAATTGCCGCCGCCGCCAAGAACAACATAAGATACGTTGGCTAAATTGTTTGACTTACCGTAGAAGTTAGTCGGCATAATAATTGTTGAGCTGGGAGTTGTAACTCCGGCAAGACTACGAACAGCCGTGTCGTTTAAACTGATTGTTGATGTTCCGCTTCCACCGTTTTCAATAGCAATAGATACACCTGCCGTGGTCCCACCAAGGCTAATAGGTCCAGACGAATTCATTGTCATGGGTTATCTCCTTATACAGTACCGTAAGCGGTAATGTTTGCAATCGTAGTAAAGTTACCAGAAGAATCTAGTTTGGCTACGTTTGTACCGTTATAGTTGAAATATAAAGTTGTACCAGAAGGCGTTACATTCCAACCACCAGCGTTAGTAATGTTTGTTGCATTTGTAGCGTTTGTTGCGTTTGTTGCATTTGTGACCGCAGTTGTGCTGATTGTAGAAACTACCTGAGCCGCAGTAGCCGCAGTAAAAGCGCTTGTTCCATTGCCATAAGCTAGACCCGTGAGAGTTGCTACACCTGTGCCGCCGTTTGGTACGGTAATAAGAGAAGATGCGCCAAAATAAGTTGTGGCTTGCACAATATCTGTGCCATTGCACACTAGAATATATTTAGCTTGGTTTGGAACTGAAACGCCCGTTTGACCGCTAACTTTTACTGTTACCGCACCGCTGGAACAGTTGTTGTAGATAAAGTATAGTTTTTTATTGGCTGGGACAATTAGAGTACCGCCACCTGTGGTGGTCAATTCTAAAAACATATTCCTAGCCGTGCCAGATGCGCCATTTGGAATAGTAATTGTGTCTGTACCCCCAGTCATTGATTGAGTTACGTAACCAGAAATGGCCTGCTCAATCAGCGTACCAAGGTTCAAGTTGTTGGTCGCGCCCCAGTTACCAGCTTGGTCGCCCGTACCTGTTAGCTCTAAGGCTAGGTTGGTTGAATAGGTACTACTCATTTAAGTTCCTTTGCAAGTGCATCGACCTTGTGGTCAAGTGCTTTGATTGCTTCAATTAGCAATGGTACAAGTTTTTCATACCGTACAGTTAGGTATTGTTCATCAATAGGGGCTGGAGCCACTGCTTCTGGTTGAACTGCTTGTACCGATTGGGCGCTTACACCAACTTCTTGAATAGAAGCATCGTAACCAAGAGCCACCGCTATTTCATTAGCGTGATACAACATAGTCTTGATTGCATGGACTTTACCAAGTGGGTCTTCAATGTCACCTACTTTAGTTTTTAAGCGCTCATCGGAGTAGTATGCGGTGACGTTGTTGGTGGCGCGAATCTCGCCAGCAGTGCCAGAACCCGCAGTACCCACACCAAGTGAGTTCATCTGAAAGTTATTGGATGTGTTGGTAGCATTAGCAGTTGTGGCGGTAGTCGCTGTTGTCGCTGTTGTCGCTGCTGTAGCCGTACCTGTTTGTGTATTGACTGTGTAGCCAGCAGGGTAGGTTACAAATACATCTTTTGTACCAGCGCTAAAATTAACGGCTGAACCTGCGTTGGAAGAGGCTATAACAGTTGTACGGGCTAAGGTTGTACCAGATGAAGTGTAAGTACCAATCCCAACTTCCCATTCAGCAGAAGGTGGTTGCCCCGCAATACAGTAGTAAGTCGTATTACTGTTGCCAACTACTGAAAAAGATTGATAGCCTGTTACCGCGCCAGCAAGCGTAATAGTGCCTGTACCCGTGGTGGTTGTGGTCTCTTTAACTCGGTCTGCTAATACTAAAGCCATGATATTCCTCTATGAATTGTTCGTGTTTACCACTTGCCAACCCGGAGTCTGATTGGTGTTGATATAACCCCAATAGAACATTCCAAAATCACCTTGCGTCACAGAAGCACTGTTGCCGATTATCGCTGGTTGTGGATTAGCTTTCAAGGTTCCAACAGACCCTGTTAGTGATACACCAGTAATTGCTACTGTTCTTGTGGCTACGACTGTACCTACTTGGCCTGTTGCCGAAACTCCAGACACAGCCGGAATCATTGCGGATACAGCGCAGTTGGCTTGAACTCCCGACAGGGCTACAGTTCTAGCCCCATTTGCAACGCTACCAACTGAACCTGTTGCGGCGTTTCCTGTAATAGCAAACTGAGGATTTGCGACTACTGTGCCTACGTTACCCGTTGCAATGTTATTGTTGTCTTGAACAGATATGTTGACAAGCATCGTGCCAACATTGGTCGTGCTTGAATTGCCAGTAATGGCAATTGATCTTGCCCCAACAGCAACAGTGCCAACAGACCCAGTCGCCGAGACACCGGTAATACCAATGAAAAGGTTAGGGTCTAAGGACGCAAACGGCGCGTCCGAAAAGGGGGTTATACCGTACATGGCGTTCCCCTAAACGGATGATTAAGCTAAACGGATCAGTGCGTTAGATGCGTCGTTGCTTGGCATGGTCAGGGTGAAAGTACCAGCGGTAATGGTTTGTGAACCGAAGGTATGCACGCTAACAGCCTTGTTACTCTGGGTAGAGTTGTAAAGCAACACAGTATCAAAAGCAGTCGTAATGGTCACGTTGCTGTACGAAATACTGGCTGAAGGAGTCCAGTATCCTGTAGTTCCACTTGTAGTTGGAGCTACAGCGTTAGTCACGCTAACACCGCCAGCAGTATAGTTAGTACCCGTTGCTTCACCAGTAGCAGTGTACGCAGTGGTACTTGCGTTAATGGTGGCAGTAGCGAAGTACAACGCTGCTTTAAAAGTGTCGGCAGTACTAGCGCCACGGGTGGGGGCAGTACCAAAGTTATGGGTAGCTGTGAGCAACTCGCCTTTGAACGAAGTGCACATTGCTTGTGTGTTTGCCATGATATTTCCTTTATGCGAGCATTTGCGCGATACCGTCCGCTAGGACGTTTTTCTTGAGCGTTACATGTGCAGAACGATGCACAAGTTCACTACCCAACCAGTATTCCACCCATGTGGTTAATTCATTGTCGTCTTCAAACGTTCCCTCTTCTTTTCTCAAGAGAGACTCATCCATTTCGCCGTGTGTTGTTTGTACAAGAGCCATTACGAAATCCTTATGATTGCTGAGGTGTTAGTGACTGCTGGGAATTGTACGGTGAACGTAGTATTGCTGGTCTTGTCTGCACCAAAATCTAAAACACAAACCGCAGGATTACCACTACCACTCAAGTAGATTAACGCGCCTCGTGCGGTTAACGCAGAAGTCCATACCGCGTTGTTAAACGAAATGTATGAAGTAGCCGCGCCCGTTTGATTACCAATCGTTGGTACTTGCGCAATTGTCAATGTCAACCCGCCAGCCGTGTAACCAGAAGCCGTTACTTCACCAGTGGCTGTGTACGCCGTTGTAGTCGCATTAAGCGTAGCGTTGTTGGTGTACAAAGCAATCTTGTAAGTACCAGACGTAAAGTTAAATGTGCCATTCATCAACCCCGTTTTAAACGTGTTGGTTGTCCAGTTTCCGGTAAAAGCCATCAGGTCACCGCCTGTCTAAATTGACCAGAACGATACGCATCCTGACGCTCCATACCATCTCCAAGGCGTTTAGCAAGAGCTAATGCTTCTTTGTACTTTGTATCGTACAAACCAATGATGTCTTGTTCACCCTTCATGTAGGTGTAGGCTTCAACAAGACAGCCATACAAAAGAACAGTATCAAAGTTATCACCCAGCCATGTTGTTGTAGCTGTAGTGATTGACTCTGGATAGTAGTAATAGTGCAACTCGGTTTGGTAGTTGGCATCTGGCTTTGGACCAAGCATGAACGACAACTCTGTAGTGATAGTTGAGCCCGTTACTGTGGGACCAAACAAAGCGTAGTACGCTGGCACCCCAGTATCAGATGCTTTTGGATAAGCCTGACGAATGAAGTTAACGTCTTTATTCAAAAGAAAAACATAGTTGCTATCGCTATCAATAACAGCGATTGAATATGTAGCAAGGTAGTCAGTAGGAGCGGCTAGGTAAGGCGTAGTGGTTGAGACCACACCAAGCACGTTCTTGCGTAACGATGGGAACTGAACAGTGTTATAGATACGCTGTTCGGCTTGCTCAATAAAGCGATTCAACTGGGTTGTTGAAGACACAGTAGTGCCGTCCGCCAAAGTGGTAGACGGGAACGTATTTTCTGTATACGTTTGAATCGCGGTTATGAGCTCGCTGTAGTTCACGCCATTGGTCCTCTAGACATGGTGCCCTTGGTAGCCGCGCCAGTACCACGCATTTTGATACCAGTGGTTTTGATGGGTTCATTACCAGCAGAATTGCTAATATACCCAACGGACATATCAACATTGTTGCCTTTGCTCAGGTTTTCGCCAAAGCCGGGGTTAGTGCCATCTTTGTAGCCAAGATCAACTTGACTGCCAGACATATCGTTAGGTTTGGCGTAAGTGCTGGCTGGACCAACTTCTTTGCCGCCTTGTTTCATACTGAATTTAGCCATTATTTGCCCCTTTGGTTTGCGACGCGTGCCATATTGCGGCCCATAGACATCATCATTTCGCCTGTTACGCCACCCTTTTTGAGCTTCAAAGAAGTGCCTTTGCCGCCCTTGTGTTCTTGCTTGTCATGCTGTTTAAAAGCCTTCTTGATGAGAGCTTTGTCTTGAGCCATGTCAGCTTTACCAGATTCCATTTTTGCCATTTTCAACTCCTAAGTTGTTGCTATCGTAACTGTACCAAGTTGTACAACTAAATTCAAATTATTCGGCGTTAACGCTGAATCAAAACTGCTTGCACCACCAACAGGACTCCAACCCCATTGAAAGATTCGGCTACCACCGCCCGAATATCCATCTGCTAACAAACCAGAAGTTACGTAACTTCTATCAGGACGAGGATTTCTCAAAGCCTGTGGATCATCCACAGGATACATACCTAACTGCAACTGCGGATGATCTGGGTCCCAGCACTCTGGACACACCAACAAGTTGTAGTTCTTAGTCTTGATAATCTCAGTCTTCAGAACCTTTAACTTGAACCGCTGACCACAGCGATCACATTCCGAAATCGCATTCTTGCCAGAAGCAAAACGATTACTCACGACTACCTCCCAATGTAGGTCTGTCTAGGAACCAAACGTAATGCTGCTTTCTCGTGATCTTCGTACGCTGCCAGTTCCCATGCCTCGTCGTACTGTTGCTTCAACATGCCAATACGCTCCATCCCGCTAGGGATTTTGCCTGCTATGTAGTACGACAGACCAGCCGCCATACAAGGAATAAATCTAAACGGCACGTCCATGATGTTCACACCACCGCCAGCATCTTGAGTGCGGCGTAGACGCCAATAAGCAAATGTGTATGTCTGGGCATTATCGGGAGTAGGCCAAACAGTTATAGCTGGTACTTGTTGCCAGTAGACAGTAGCCGCAGCGGTATGAGCCGCCGCAATAGTATTTTGTTGTCCACGGAAACAGTTATACAGAGTACCTGTAACTGCGTTGTCGTCCTGCGTGATATATCCGTAGTTAATCACTTCGGAGCCAATCTTTACAAACCCAGATGCGGGTAAACCCGTAACATCGCTCAACACAATAGATGTGGAAGAACTTGTAATTGTTGTGGTCAGTGTAGAAGAAATAGGGCTAGTCTGCCCGTTGTAGCGCTGAATCCAAACCTGAATAGGTCTGGCTTGCTGAATCTTGTTTGGGATGGTTGCGTATGTACTAACGCTGATGCGCGTGATAGTCAAGTCAGCCTGAGTCGCGGTGTTGTTCGCTCCCGTGCGTATGACATGCTCAAGCAAGTCAATAGTGTCGTTTGGCAAAGCATAAGTGTTCTGCCCCTGCGCTAATGTGATAGTACCTGGTTCAATCGTCCATAGATTGATACCACGGTTTGCCCAATCAGCAAACATGATGTTAAGACTACGACGAGCTGTACGCAGGTCATAACCTGTGCGAAGTTCACTACCGGCGCGTTCAAACGCCTCCTCAACCAACTCAGATAGGTCGAGGTTAAACGATACTGCGCCGGAGGTGTTTGCCATTATTTGGCTTTCTTCTTACGAGTTGTAGTTTCTTCAGCAAAGTGTGCTTCAACTTCTTCGTCAGTTGGTTCTACTACGTCAGCAGGAGTCTCTACAACAGGCTCAGAAGCCACTACAGCAACTTCGACTACAGGGGCTGGTAGTTGACCCTCAACTTTAGCAATCAGAGCTTCTAGAGTTGTATCAGTAGAACCAAACATAGCAGAGTATGCCGCAGCTTTAGCACGGAGTGCATCAGCAACGATTGCGTCTTCTTCAGGAGTTAGGGTAAGTTGTGACATGGTTTTCCTTTACTTTTTCAAACCTTTGAGAGTCTCGGCAAGACGGGCTCTTTGACCCAACTTGCCGGGGGCTTTGGCTGCTTTTGCCAATTTCGCGGTGGGAATCTTGTTCCCTTTTTTCACACCAAGCTGTGAGCGCAGAGCGCCTGGTTTCTTGATTGCGTTTTGTATCCATTTTTCAGCCATTATCTAAACCCCGCTGTTTTCTTTGCAATAGT